CTAAAGCCCAACTGTAATCCAGCTCTTACCTCGATCATCATGGTATCGAGCTGTTTGATTAGGGGATTTATGCCCCAGCAACTTTTGGGTGTCGATACCTTGAGCTTCATAAAGACGTTCTGCTAGAGATCTTTGTTCATGGAAAGTAGCCGGTGTGCCATCCCCCCAATTTATTTTTGCTCGATCACGGGCCTTGCTGAAATTCATTGTTATTGTGTTCGACTTAACCTGTGCACCTCGTTCTGCCATTGAGGTTGCCCGGAAGAAGTGGATTAGATATGGACTCACTGCATAGTCCCGGCAACGTGCAACTACATCCCTCAAACTCCAGTTAATCGCGTTAAGCCTTAGTGATAGAGGGATCGCTAGCTTGCTCCCTGTTTTCTCCTGAACGACATGCAGATGGTCATCCCAAATATCGCTAAACTTCATGTTGGAAATATCCCCGAGGCGCTGACCAGTAACGAGCGCCAAAAGCATTGCATTGCCCATGTATTGATGTTGGGCATCAGCTATCGCGAAAATTTTTTGCCATTCGTCAAGGTTAAGACGTTGTCGGGTAATCCGTCGGCGTGGTTGTTTTGTAGCAAGAGCCGGGTTATAACCCGGCGGTACCTCGCCATAATGCTGTGCTTCTTTGAACACATCTATTAATACTGAGCGTATGACCTGAGCCATTCGCGGCTGGCCCTCTTCAACATAGGACTCCAGTATCTGGGCAACATCCCGAACATCGACGGATGAAATCAATTTCATTCCCACGCTCTCACGAAGTAGGGCTACTGGTTTAGCCTTTTGCTTATGAGTGTTCGGCCTGATATCACCATTCTTCAGTCTTTCATCCTGAATTTTCCAATAACGATCCAACCATGTATTCGTTGATATCGCTTTTCCTTTGCTGGAGGCGATCTTGTCACTGATAGCCAAAACCTGTCTGGTGCGCTGTTCAGCTAGTCGCTCATTGGCTTCGATTGCAATTGCTGTTGCTTCGGCCTCGTTAGTTCCAAGGCTATGAAACTTACCTGTAATGGGATGCTTATACCGCCAGTAGATTTTATTTACCTTACGACTGTAGAGCGGATAAAGATTAGGTATCTTGACGTTGTTTTTACGTGGTCGGGCAGCCATCAGACAGTATCCTTTGAAGCATAGGCGAATCAGATTTTTTAATCACAGGCTGGGTTAAATTACCTGTAATCTCGGCATCTTCTCTTACCCGCCAGTATCTTCCTTCTTTGGTAGCTGGGGGAGTGAACATGCTCTCTTTAGCATATCGACGTAAAGTATTCAGACTTGGGGGATTACTCCGGTATTTTTCCGCAGCCCATTCTTCTAAAGTCAGCATTTGAAGCATGTGATTTACCTCATAATGGCCCATATAAGGGCCATTTTCTGAAATTAAAAAATCAGTGTTCAGTCAGACGCTGCCAGATTGCTGACACGTATTTGACCTGATGAAGAGCATCCGAAATAGCCTTGTGAGGTTCTCCATCAAATGGGATCTCATAGCGAGGCTCGCAGCCAACGGCTTTACCCAACTCGACAACAGTTCTTACATCCCGGTTATTCCAGAATTTCCATGGGCAGGTGATCCCTGTCCGGGCGTATGAATTCTCCAGAAGAACATTGTCGAAAGTGGCACCATTACCCCAGACCTGGACAGTGTCCTTGCCGTTCGCTGCATTCTCGGCGATGAAATCCTTGAATTGAAGGAGAGCATCATCTAGTGGGATTGCATGATCCATAACAATCTCTGAACGAGCTTCAGAAGTTTCCTTCAACCAGAAGAGGATCGTCGAGGCATCAGGAACTCCGCCCCATTCCATTGCCGATTCGAGAGAGATCACCTTATAAAACTCAGGCCCCGTCTGGCCGGATGCCGGGTCGAAGAATACCGCTCCGATGGATACTATTGGCGCGTCGGGCTTTTCGCCCATGCTTTCGATATCCACCATAAGGTGCGTATAAAGCATATCAGCCGAATCATTTTTATGATGAACGGAGTCTTCATTTAGGGCAGTTGCGTCGCTATCAGTTTCAGTAGAGCTTTCGCCTGTGACAACTTCTTCCTGGTCCTCTGATAACGGAGAGCCGTTCGTGCTTTCATCATTGCCAGTTTCTTCCATCTGCACATTATCTACGTACCCCGCCGCGGTATTAGGTTGGTCTGCTTGAATGTTGCTGATGGTCAGCCCTTCAATAGAACAAAGACCATTACCAACTTTTTCGAGAATCGGCTGCGTTTCTCCGTCGATCTGTGCTTCCTCATTCTTGCCGCTAGAATCAGGACCACCAGTTTCAACCCCTGAATCAGTTGCTACCTCGTTTGTCCAGCTAACCTCAGGGTCATGACGAGCAGCCACAAGAGTTTCTTCTGATGGTTCGGAATGATTACTTTCAGTAAGGTTCGCGTTGATGTATCCGCTGAGACGTGCCGGATATAGGTAATACTCTGGGTGAGCGCTGCGGATAAGCGCAAAGATAGCCGCACGCGAATAATCTAAAATGCCTGGAGTTGCACGAAGAGCTAGAGACCATTCTTTAAACGGACTTTCTTTTTTGCTAACGATCTCTTTTGCCCGGCGGAAAACACCCCCTGGTATGTCGTAAATATTGAAATCCATTGGCAGCGTGGCCAGCGCTATCTCTACATCAAGAGAGTCGAGATCATGTTTCAGATCAGGGTTTCTGTCGGTTTTGTTTCCCCCGCCAGCATTTGTGCCGCTTGTAGTACGCTGTATCACTGAAACGCGATTACCTTTAGCCCATTCTTTTACCAGTAAACCACGGTCAATATGCTCTGTACCAAACCAAGCCTTGAAGAACTGGATCACTACGGCAAGCTCAGTGCGCTTTCCGTCCGCAGGGAAGATGGTTTTAAGGTCAGCAACCACTTTGGATATGTCAAACTCTGTCGCAGCCTTGAATGGTTCGACATTTTCAGCCGCCAACAACATGTTTTGGACGTAGCTGTTATCTACATCCATTTCGAGCTGTTGGATTATTTTCTTTTGGTCGGCGTCGATGTGATAGGCGTATTCATCAGTAATAAACTGCGCCAGGATGCGCTGCCGCAATGGCAACGTAGCTACTGTGGTAAGTACAGGCGTCTTGGCACTGCTGGAATCGGTACTGATATTCTCAGTCTGCTCAGAAGTGCCTTCACTGGCTTCTTCGGTCAGCTGCTTAATTTTCCATGTTCGCTGGTCCGCTTCCAGTTCGTAGCGTTTGCACCATGTGTAATCCACTGCACTTTCTTTAGGCAGGTCGTTATACACCGGAAAATCGGTGCGGACAGGCTTGACATAATCCTTGCCGCGGCCGGTTTCAATGCCTGCATCTTCCAGCTCAACATCCAGCTGCAAATTGGCGCGGGCTTCTGATTTTGCGGTGAACCAGATCACGGCATCCTCTTTGCCTGATTTCTGGGTTGCTTTAATAAAATAGAAAAATTCCATATCGGGTCCTTAATTTTGGTTGTAAGATACCCGCAGCTAATGATTGCCGCCTTGGGTAGTGGTCATTGGTCAAAACTCGATTCCGGAAAGCTTTGGTCGGCTGACCGGGTACTTAACCCGCTTTGCGCGGGTTTTGTGCTTTATGAAGCGGAGGGATCGCCTTTTTGAGCGAGGGTGTAGCAAATGCGGCGGACGACCGTCCAAAAATAGGGCAGAAGTACGGCCTGGCACCGTGCTGGTTTTCTGGCGAAATCGGTCATAGTTGATCTTCTCCTGTTAATGCCTGCCTTTTAACCACCTCATTCTCGGTGGTATGCTGAAACCTGAAATCAGCCTGCAAGGACATAAAAATGGCAACCCGTCCAATAAGTGTTTATTGGTTTAAAAACCGCGACCAATATGATTCCTGTATTGAGGTACTGATAGATTCGTGGGTTCTACCTGACGACTACCGGGATTGGCTTATCCGTTTCAATCAGATGATTGATCGTTATGAACGCAGCGGTATCGAGGTTATCAAAGTAGAGATAGAGCCCAACGAGTTCACCAACTGGTGCCTCGCCAACGGGTGTGAAATAAGCACCAAGAGCTGCAACGACTTCGCTGTTTTCCATGGCGGACGCCAGTCGCTCCGCTACAGAGATTCTGATGGGGGAGATGAGTAAACAAGCTCGCCCTCCAATTCTGAAAATTTCGATATGCATTATTTCCTACCTTGATAGTTAACCCCTATGTCGGGTGAACCAGGGGTGTTAACTCATTTCGCCTTATCGCCGGCTAGCGGAACGGTAAACCTGCTGCGCGATTGTTTTGCCATCTCATCCGGTGTTTCGTATGCCGCCGGCAGCTACTTCGTGGGCGTCCTGCCTTGATGACTGATTTTCTAAAATCAGGCTACAAATAAATATGTCACAGGTCAATACTTAATTGACATAAATAATTGTAGTGATGATTTTTAGAGGAGGGCTGAGGAGATACTAGAGGCAAAAAAAAGGCCGCAAAATGCGGCCTTTAGAGTGTTCTTTATCAGTCTTTGGTTGGAGCGGGCTCAATCTTCCGTTTGCTGAGAAATTCAGCCATAAATTTATCGAGCTCTTCGAGGCGGTCGCTGGCCAGCTGTATGAACCTGGTTTGTTCAACTTCAGGTAACTGATCAAAAACTTCCAACAACGCAGCTTGTTTCTCGTTCAATACCGTTTTGCTTTCGCTGGTTGCCTTAAGATGCGCCTCTTCTTCATCAGATAAAAAGAACCAATACAGTGGCTTACCTAATGCTTCCGGGAATAAAGCCAACTTTTCCTTGCGAGGGAAATTACCTGTATTGCACCAGTTACTAACCGTTTGTGAGTTTACCCCCACTCTGCGGCCCAGCTCAGATTGAGATATCCCGGCTTCATCAAGAGCTCGTAACAGTCTTTCTTCGAAGTTCATGTTCGTATCCAAATCAAACCCATAAGCAAGCATACAAACTTTCTTATCAGATGTGATTGATTAAGTTTCTTGACATTGACAAATTATTTATCAATCATGTGATTCATAAATTGGGAGGAAGCATGAAAGAACACATTCAACAAAAAATTATTTCGCTGTGTGGCAGCCAATCAGAACTGGCACGCCGCTTAGGTAAAAACTCGCAGACTGTATCTGTCTGGTTTCGTACTCAGGTAGCAAGCACAGAGGTTTTAAACGCATGCAGAGCTTTGGATTGGGAAGTCACCCCGCATGAATTACGTCCAGACCTCTATCCCAACGCAACAGATGGTTTACCTCAGAAGGAGGCTTAATCATGCAGTCAGCTACATATCAACATCATAACCAACGCCTGGCCGGACCGCTGAAAACTCAAAATCAATTTATGGCGCATCGGCGAGATAGCTTTAAGCACCGTTCAATACTGGTTGCAGTTCGAGAGTGGGAATCCACTTTGCCCGGCCAGAAGCAGGAAAAAATCGCTCTGCTGGTGGCAGAGCAGTGGAAGAAGGAAGGGGGCCGCGGTATCGCGGTCAACAAACAGAATTTATTCCGGTATCTGAAAAACGAAGGTGGTTCGGAAAAATACACCGCTTACATCATGCAACTGTCGGGGGCAATCGTCGCCGCTATGCCTATTGAGATCGCCAGGAAGCATGGCCTCAGTAATGCCAGAACGGAAGCCGAGTGGTGGCGAGCGCTATCAAAGAATGCAGTGAGGCACATCAGGCGAAGTTGCTGGGCGCACCGCTGCAAAAGCTTGAGAAGGAGATCCGCGAAGCGGCAATCGCGTTATTCAACATGTTACCTGCTGACGCGGCGGGACCACTACTGGCGAGTATCAGCGCCGTAGCGCCGCAATTTTTTTAATCGAGTTTTGATCAATGAATTCTACCCGGAGGCTTCATGAGCATTGATGCAATGCGGTGGGCCAAGAAAGTTAAGACCGGAAAATCCTCCAGTAAGGCGATCCTGACCTGGCTGGCTGATATGTGCGGTGCTGACTTATGCGCTTATCCATCTGTCGCTGCGCTTGCAGAGGCTACTGAGATGGACAGAAAGACTGTGCTTGCAGGATTGCAGCATCTACAGGAAATCGGCCTTGTTGTGGACACCGGGGAACGGCGTGGCAGGACTAAACAAATACCTGTTTACAGGCTGGTAGGCGTTGAAGAAAGCATCCCCGATGCAGAACAAGCCCGAAATCGGGACCGTTTAAACGGTACCAAAAAGGGGACTGTTCAACGAAATGATCCCGATAACGGAACTGTTAATGCGAACAGTACCATTAACGGAACTGTTAACGAGAATAAAAATACCAAAATCGGGATTGTTAATAGTTCGAATTTTAACCAAAGAGTACCGTTTTTCCCTTTAAACAGTCCCAAAAACGGGACACGGAATCTACCAAGGAACCATAAAGATCTAAACCCCACACATAGCGAACTGGTCGAACCTGCTATTCCTGATTATCCGAACCAACCCGGTATCGGATTTGTAGCACAGCAACCATTCGGGAAATTCCAGATGCATCAGAACTGGAAACCATCAATCGATTTTGAACGTCAGGCGGTTTTGTGGGGAGTGCCGTTGAAGGCGGGAATAAATTTTGAAGCGGAACTGAGTAGTTTTATCGCTTACTGGCAAGCCGAAGGAAAAGTTTTTCATCAAATCCAGTGGGAGCAAAAATTGGCCCGCCATCTGGATCGCGCAAAGGTCCAGACAAAACCACAATCCGGAGGTACCGACAATGCAGCAGTTCGATCAGAACCAACAGCATCCCGAGCTGTTCAGCAAATTCAATCAGCACACGCAGAGTGGCGACGCCGGAACGGACTTGATGGCGACGGAAACGGCATGGCGGCTATGGCAGGTGATGGGGGAAATCTTCTCAAACCGATGGACGCAGAAGAATGGGGCAGAGCCTACGGCCCTCTGGATAGCTCAGATAGGTTCGATGACTGAGGCCCAGATTAAACTGGTTTGCCAGCAGTGCATGGAGCGCTGCGCGGTAGGTAATACATGGCCTCCTGATCTGGCTGAGTTCGTATCGCTGGTTTCTGAGAGTGGGGCTAACCCGTTCGGGCTTACATCGGATCGGGTGATGGCTGAATACCGCCGTTGGCGTAACGAGTCATATCGTTTTTCGGGAAGTGATAAATACCCGTGGCCGCAGCCGGTTTTGTACCACATCTGCATCGAAATGCGCAGGACTGGCGTAGAGCGCCAGATGACTGAGGGGGAACTGAAGAAACTCGCTGAGAAGTTATTGACCAAATGGACGAAGCACGTGAGTAACGGGTTGTCGGTTCCACCAATCCGTCGCCAGCTTGCTGCACCGCAGCATCCGGCAGGGCCAACTCCGGCACAGCTGCTGATGGAAGAGTACAAGCGCCGCAAAGCGGCAGGTTTAACCAACTAATCGAGATTTGACCAATGACCAAACCATTAACCCAGAAAGAGCAGGTGGCGATTTTCGTGCGCTACCAACCGAACTGCGCAGTTGGCGATATATGCGAAGCACTTGATATGTCCAGCGCTGCATCAGGGAAGTTACTGCGTGAGTTAAGCAATGAAGGCGTGTTAGTTCGTGCGCGTAGCGGGGGCCAGTTTATGTACACCGCGGCACCAGATGCCGTTATTCCGGATGTGATTCTTCCCTGCATGGTGGAAAAAAGCGATCCGGTCAGGATGCAATCCGCAGAGCAGAAAGCGAAAGCACTTGAGGAAAAGGGGTTATGGTGGCGAGCAGCAGCTGTGTACACCGACATGTTTGGGATCGCCGGCAGCGCTGTAGAGGTAGCTCGAATAGCGAAGCGCCGGAAAGTTTGTCTTCGTATGGCAGGGAGGGCTTAACCGATGGCCAGAAAGAAAACCGACAAAGAACGCGCCCTGATCATCAACCGGATTATCGAACTGGTGAAGGAGCAGGGGCGCATCACCAAGAATGACGTCGTTGCGATGTTTGGCCTGCACCGGACCACAGCGGAGAAATATCTACGCGTAGCAGTGGATAAGGGGGGCCTTGTCCGATACGGGATCTGTGGCATCTTTAGATACCAGCGAACGGTTATAGAATTCAACCTTGAGCGTTACACGAACCAGGGGGTATCTACATTCGAAGGATATCTACTGAAAAGCAAAGGAACTACATGCGCAGGTTCCGGGGCATGTTATAACCGAGCTGATGAACACGAGAAACTTAAAGACAATGAGGCACAAGAATGAAATTACGGATTATAAAAGCAATCAGCCTCAGCAGATTCTCACCAAGATGGATTAAGGTAATTTGCATTCAAATAATTAAGCATGACATCAATCGCTCTCTCAACAGTCTTCTTGAAGGAATTGATGTGTCAAATTTAACCCCTGAGCAAAAGAAAATGTTTCAGAAATGCATTGAAAGAATCAACTCTGCAAGAGATAAGAGGATGGAAGCATGAGCAGCTCTCAACCCGATTACAATGAGTTACGCGCCTGCGATTATGGCGCGCCGACAATTCGAAAACGTTTCTTCATGGTGATGCGCCGGGACGAAAATCCAATTATCTGGCCGGAAGTAACCCACGGGGATCCAAAATCTCCAGCGGTGCAGGCTGACAAGCTGGCGCCGTGGTGAACTGCTGCGGAATGCATCGATTGGTCGATTGCCGCGCCGTCAATTTTTGACCGTAAAAAGCCGCTGGCAGTAAACACTCTAAAGCATATCGCTCGGGGAATTCAGCGTTTCGTCCGGGAGAATCCGACGCCTTTCATCGTGAGGTGTAATCATAGTCGATGTCGGCATGCGCATGCTGCAACCGCATGAGCTTTACCGGGCGCCGGGTTTCCCGGAATGCTACATCTTCGACCAGGATTTCCGGGGCGAGAAGTACACCAAGGATAAACAGATATCTCAAAGTGGCAACTTAGTCCCGCCCCAAGGCGCTGGGGAGAGTGAATCTACCGGACTTGTGCATGTCGAATGCTAAAGCCCCTTAATATCACCATGGACGCCACCAGTCGCGGCATTCTTGATCTACATTTTAAGACCCAAATAACTGACTTACTATAACGCTCGCATAGAGTAAAAACATCACTAAGGTGGTTACAACTACTGTCCTACGTAAGGTGATGTCATTTGATTTTGGGCTTTTCATAAAAACTCCTTTTCGGTTGAATGCAACTCATGATATACAATGTAGTTAACGCTGTTAACCAAAATATGTATATTGAGTCACCGAACTTTGAAGGCCTTATCTATGGAACTGCAAGAAATACGCTCTTTTCGCGCCACATTACGTGAAATGGTCAGAGAACTGGGTATGCTCAACCGTAAAGCAAGCGGAACTGAGCTTTCACCACTTCAGAGTCATATATTGATTGAACTTAGTAGACAGCCGTATGGTTGCACTGAACTGGCCATAAATCTTTGCGTTGAGAAAGCAAGTATGAGCCGGACACTTCGGAGTCTTACTGATGAGGGATATCTTCATAGAGAAAATGACAGCCAGGACGGTCGAGCCTCAAGATTTAGATTAAGCGAATCTGGTAAAAAACTGCTTTCTACACTTGAAGAAAATGCCGATAGATTTACTGTGGACGCTCTTGCGTCTTCCTCGAAAGATGAAATTGAGGGTTTTCAAGAAACTATTAAACGCTTTTCAATTAGCTTACGTAATGCACGTCGTCAACGTGAAGCAGGGTTAATTTTCCGCAGATTGGAGTCTTCGGATAACTCCGCAATCGCAGCAATTATCCGTGATAGTTTTCGAGAAAATAAAATCGAACATCTTGAAGGCGTAAGCCTTCATGACCCAGAACTCGATTGCTTAAGTGAAGTTTATAATAATCACGGCTGCGGGTACTGGGTTGCTGAGGCTAATGGCGTAGTAGTTGGAGGTGCTGGGCTTGCTCCGCTTGAGGGAGAGGAAGGAATCTGCGAAATGCAGAAGTTGTACTTCAAAAGTGAGTTTCAAGGGATGGGACTGGGCAGACGAATGATCGCCTTCATTATTTCTCAGGCTTCTGAAATGGGATACCACTCCTGCTATCTTGAAACTCTTGAAGAACTCAGGAATGCAGTGGGTCTGTATGAAGCTTTTGGATTCGAGCATATTCCTGAGAGGTTAGGTAATACCGGTCATAATAGCTGTGGCATATGTATGCTGAAAAAACTTTAGAATTAAATTCTCTTTGTATCCTCTGCAATCACTAAGTGGAACTACAAGTAGCGCTGCTGCCGAATTTACTAGGGCAGAACGTTGTTTTAATCTATTTAAATTTTTGCTTAGTAAAAAAAATCAATGGGTTATGAAGTTACTCAAAGGCCGCTTACAGCGGCTTTTTTTTCAACAGTTGATTTTCTTATTGGCATTTCGTGCGGTTAAAGCGTTGATCTGACCCACTTAGAGGTGTACTGTATAAACATACAGTTAAGGCAGCGGAGGCATTTATGAAAGTTGAGTTAACCATTGAGAGTTCGACAGAACTTCCAACGGATGCTGTACTGACCCTGGAAAAAGAGTTGTTAAAACGACTCCAGAATCAGTTGGATAATTGCAGCGTGGTTGTCTGTCGTGCTGGTTCGGATAGGTTTAGTTTTTTTTGCGCCGCAAAGTAAGCGAAGGAATCAGTAGAGGGGATTGTCCCAGAAACCTGGGAAAATGCAGACGACTGGTTTTATTGATACAGCATGGAATAGCTTTCCTATGTGGAGGGGGGAGCGGTGAAACAAAAAGAAGAATTACCGAAAAGGGGTTATGTAGTAATCAGGTGTCACGATGGGGTTATTGTTGCACGACTGCACTCATTTCCAGAATGTGACCGCGCTTTGATGTATAGGCGAGGCTCTGAGGTATCATTCATGCCGCTCCAGGACGATGAGATAATAGGGACTCCGACACTATTTACGCAGATGCTTGAGCTGGCAGGGTATCGAGTTAATGAAAATCAAAACCTAAACCATCTAACTTAAGATTTCTCGCGCCTGTATATGGATTAGGCGCGATAGTTTAAGTTTATTCCATAGCTACATAATTGTCGCAACTTGCTTTTACATATCTTCTGTTATATCTTCTTGTTCAGATGTTGGCTTGTTATTTTTCAAAGCACTCCTGATGTTATCCATAATCATTGTCCGACTAATGTTTGGCAGTCCCCTTGTTGCATGTTCTGTAAGTGCTATGTGAGGAACTCCATCAATTAAATGATTCCTGAAAATACCCGGGTAATTGTTTGCTAAATTTGTTATCTGAGTAGTTAAAGTAAGTTTTAACTCATTAAGATTTCCAATGTCAGTTTGGAGTTTTCCTATTTCTTCTTCAAGTTTCTGAATGCTGTGACTTGCCTGCATACGTTCATAGTCGAGCTCTTTTATAGTAGCGTTCAAAGTAATGTTTAAATCAGATAATTTTTTACGAGCGTTTTCACTTTGTTCAAGTAAATCTTTTTCCGTGCGAAGTTGTGCTTTCAAATTACTCTCTTCTGCTTTGCTATCACTTAGTTTAATCTGCAAATCTTTGACTTCTGTTTCTAAGGTTAGCACTTGGTCGTGCAATCGGTTATTTTCAGATTTAATTGATGAAATGCTTTCTTCGATATACCGTTCTTCTTTTTTATCGGCAAGTTTTTTTCTCGCCTCGATTTCTGCAATTGATTGCTGGAGTTCGGCTACTCTAATCTTAGATGATAATGTTAATTCGATTGTTTCTGAGTTGGGCTTATCTTGGATTTTTGTGATTGCTTTATTAATTTGCGGTAATAAAAATACAATTAATGCAGAGATACAAAGGGGGGCTAATAAGTAACTTCCAACATCAAAATTGCTATTAATATACTTTAATCTTTCCTCGATATTATTTTTGCTAAAAAAAAGAATTGCAAGCATTTGCCAGTTGAAGGCAATCCATGAAAAGACAAATGCCCCAAGGAAAGGGCTTCTTACCCTCTCTAAAGAAGTTTGGCGAAAAGAAGCAAAAATATCTCGTATAAAATCCAACATTTTCAATCCTGAGTCAGCGCGGCTGTTGTGGTCGAATAGCGTTAGAGGGTTAACAAATAATACTATGCATGGATGGATCCACAAAGTAATTTCATCATTAATGACAATATCAATATTATCATGATAGTATGCGCCTATAGGCCTGAACACCCTATACCTGCTGCGCCACTGGAGATAAACAATGGCGCTTGAAACAATAAAGAATAAATTCTTACTGACCCCTCAAAGGGCCAGCAATTTTCTTTTGATGTCACTCCAGCAGGAGGCGGCATGAAGAAAAGCTGGTTCACTCACACCGGACTGACAACCGAAGAAGCTAACGAGCTGGTAGCTCGCTACGAATCCAATGGCGTAACCGTCGAGAAAAGTCTCGATATAGATCCGCGGTTCTGGTTAGTCAGCGCATATCTTCCTCAGTTCGTTTCATCGCAGAAAGCACAGCAAAACATGCGTTCACGCGGACGGAGGTGAAATAGAGATGCGCGCTCTATTACATCCTGTGATTGTTCGTGAATTAGGTGTTGTGTTGCTGAAGCCAGGCAAGGAGCTGCTGAGTTTGTTTGGGAGCGGAAGAGTCTTGATCGAACGTCAGCCTGCAAGCATGTCGGGATACCAGACAGGCCGCGTTCCCGATGCACGGCAACCGTTAGCTGAAAACGAGCAACTAAGAACTTTCTTTCTGAATGAGAATGTCATTCGTGCTGCGGGCGGTATACGTGGGCTTGATTACTGGTTGCTCCACTACGGTGGGGGCAAGTGCCAGAACACTCATGGCGATTATCACTATCATGAGATGACCGTAATGCACCATGAACCCGGCTCGATTCTGCTCTGCGGCTACTGCGACAATGAGTTACGTGATCAACACACTGAGGCACTGGCTGAGCTGGCGTGCCGGAATGTAATCGCATTTGTTCTCGATTCTATCCGTATTTCTCTTGGCATGGACAAGGCCCGGGAGATCTCGCTCGCAGAACTCAGCTGGTGGGCAGTTCGTGCCGGCGTTACTGAAGCACTTCCCGAATTTGCGGCCCGTGAAGCGCTTCGCCTGCCGGAGGACAGCAAGATTGGGCGCGAAAGTGATATAACGCCAGGGATACCGGCCACCAGCATTCTCGCTGAGAAAGTCGCCGCTGTTGACGTACCTGACATCATGGCCGAACCGCTGGTGGGTGTGCTGGTGGATCCTGCTCCTCCGCAGTCCTTCATGCGTCGCCCTAAACGTCTGCGCTGGGAGTGTCGCGAATATCTTGATTGGGTGAAAACTCAACCATGCGAATGCTGCCAGCAGCAGTCAGATGACCCACACCACTTAATTGGATGGGGGCAGGGTGGCATGGCAACCAAAGCCCATGACATTTTCGCGATCCCACTCTGCCGTAAACATCATAACGAACTGCATAACGACCGGCGGGCATTCGAGCGCAAATATGGCTCGCAGCCGGAGATGATTATTAAAGTGCTGGACCGGGCCTACGCGCTCGGCGTTCTGGCGTAAGGATTAAAGATGATGACACCACGTCAACGCCGTAATCATATTGAAGCGCTGGGTAAAGCAGCAATGGCACCACGTAAGAGCTGGCTGGGTAAAAGTATTCTCCTTAATGATATTCAGTCCGGGTGGATTAAATCGCTTCTTACTGTATGGGGCGAATTTGTTCGCGGCGGTACTGCCCCAGCGAAACCGTGTGGTCATTCGTGCTGGAATGTGCTCAGAGGCAAGAATTGGTCTGATAAAGCACTGGAGCGTTTTACCGCGGCTTTGAACCAGGCAAGGGAGGAAGGTTACCGTGGCGAGCAGGCAATGAGGCGCGCGCGCTCAATACTCTGGCCTGAATCCCCGGCCAGTGTAATTGACCAGGCTATGAGCAGTGATGACGCTAAATTCATGGAGAACGTTGTTCTTCAGGCGTTTGATTTGAAAGATCCTGTTTATATCGTTGGACGTCAGTATTACACCACGCGTAAGAAAATAGCGGACAACCTCTCTTATATTGTGACGCAGGTTCTTGAAGCGAATCCTGGACTGGCTGACCGTGGGGCCGTTTATCCGTCAGGTCTGTATATCAATTTACCGGATCTGTCTCCGCCGGTTCAGGCTTCCGCTTACAGCCTGTGGGATTAAAAATGGCAGATCAGATTGTTAAACCGGAATATGCTCCCGCTTTCAGCGTCAGCGCTGAAGGAAAAGATATTACCCGTGCGCTGCAACAATGCCTGGCAGAGCTGACGCTGACTGATTACGGCGGCGCTACGGCAAAAGCGGATGAGCTGAAAATAACTCTGCTGTCAGAAACGCTTCCCTTACCGACAAAAGGCGCACGGCTACGTCTGGCGCTGGGCTTTAACGACCAGCTGGTGGATAAGGGCTGGTTCGTGGTGTCCGGGGTTGGCAGCGGCGGCCCGCCCCGTCGTATCGAGATTTATGCCACCGCTGCGCCAATGAACGCACAGAAACAGCCCGGTGATGTGCTTAGCCAGAAAACCCGCAGCTGGGATAATCTGCGACTGGCGGATTTGGTTAAAACGGTAGCGACTGAAAACGGACTGGTACCAAAAGTGGCCGCAGAGCTGGCCGATTCCCCCTGTCGATCCTGGTTATGAAGACGACGAGGCTTTCCGGGAACGTATACAGCTTTCGTGGGCGCAGCTGAATACGGCCGGCGCGCGTAACGCTTATCGCTTTCATGCCAAATCGGCGGATAACGATGTGCTGGATGCGGACGCCTACGGGCCCGAAACCCATAACCGGCCCGGCGAGGTGGATGTGTACGTGCTCTCGCGAACCGGCAACGGCGAGGCCGGGGGTAGCGGCCACACCAAAGGCAGTTAAGGATGCCTATGATCTTGCAAAAGGGAAATATACTGCCCAGAACGCCACCACGGCACAAAAGGGGATTGTCCAGCTCAGTAGCGCAACTGACAGTGACAGTGAATTGCTGGCGGCTACGCCGAAAGCTGTCAAAGCAGCTAATGATAATGCTAATGGGCGTGTACCCTCAGCACGTAAAATAAATGGTCACGCACTGACAGAAGATACCAGCGTAACTTCGCAGGATATCTTCAACGACCAGGCTATCGGGCTTTCTACCGAGGATCTGGATACGTTAAAAACGCCGGGTATTTATTATCAACCACTGAATGCCAATACCTCAGCCGCGAGGCACTATCCAGAAAATAACGCCGGAACGCTGCTGGTTTACAAAAATGCGGGCGTGACACAAGTTTATCTGGTTTACAACAGTTCTCGTGCCTACACTCGCAGCCAGTATTCTACGGGCGCATGGACTGCCTGGGCCAAACGATATGATTCCGCCAATAAACCGTCCCCTGCTGATATTGGTGCGGTGAATAAAGGTGGCGATAGCGTGAATGGCGTACTAAAGGCTGGTGCAGAAGTCCAGAGTACCATTGCAAACAATTTCCGCATTGCTTATGGTGACTACGGCTCATTCTGGCGGAATGATGGCAGCAACCTGTATCTAATGCTGACCAATAAGGGAGACGCTTACGGAGCTTACAACGCGCTTCGACCATTGCGTGTAAGCCTTGAAACAGGAGCACTTCAATCTGAAACGCCACTTACCGTAGGTAATACGGTCTATGCCTCTAAAGAGATTACAGCAGGTTATAGCGGAGCGTTTGCGTGGGTAGAACAATATAAAACGAAAGCACCATTTTTTAATTCATATTCAACAACCGGCGCTAGCGAATACCACCCGGTTATCAAGCAACAGGCGACAATTGCGAGTAAAAACTCCTGGGCTTTTTCGTTTGGTTCTCTGGTCGCGGGAACCGAACTTTCATGGCATCTGCACATGAAAGGCAGTGGCGGATCAGAGGTTAATTTTAAATGGGACACTAATGGTAACTTCAACGCGCCGGGCCAGGTGAATCCGGGCAGCTATGCCAATTTTGATAACCGTTATTACACTAAATCACAATCAGATGCGGGGTATATGCCGAGAACAGGTGCATACACAAAAGCTGAGAGTGACGGGCGTTTTCAGCCTAAAGGCAGCTACACACCTGCGGGTCAGGCTTATACGAAGGCGGAAAGCGATTCGCGGTATAACCTAAAAAATACCGCAACCAAATCAGCCAATGCCATGACGCATAAAGATGCTTCAACAGGTGTTATGGAAGTGGTAATGAGTAATATATCCGTAACAAACAATACGAATGTGAATGTTACTTTCCCTACCGCATTCCCCAATGCATGTGTTGGCGTGGTAATAACCTATGATGGTGCGGGCCATGGCTCCGGTGATGACTCTTCAATAGCCGTTCCGTCGTATAGCCGAACTGGGTGTGTGCTGCGGGCGAATAATGCTAACGGTAAATTTATGCTTATTGCAAAGGGATATTAATATGACAGTCTACTTTAGCGCCGCTGAAAATGGGTTTTTCGATGATGCGTTCAAAGCTGATTACATATCGGCTGGTACCTGGCCAGCTGACGCAATCGTGATTTCTGAACAATGGCATCAATACTTACTTGAAGGTCAGAGAAAGGGGAAGGTTATTGTTCTGAACACCTATAACCAACCCGTGCTTGATGACCCGCCAGCACCCACGAAGGAACAACTGGATGCAGAAGCTGAGGCACTTAAGGCTACGCTTATAGCTGCTGCAAGCGAAACAATCTCTATCCTGAAAGATGCTGTAGATTTAGGCAGGGCCACAAAGGAAGAGGAGGCGCTTCTGTTAGCGTGGCGGGAATATCGAATATCGTTAAACCGCATCGATACCAGCAATGCGCCAGATATTGAATGGCCGGTCAAGCCCACTTAATGAACTTGACCTGGGTTTCAACCTTTCCCTTGATTGACTACTTTACTGAAAATTGGAAGGATGGCTCTTCTGTACTTATGCTTAATCTTCGTCTTCAATGTCCTGCGGGACATAAGCAGATTCCATAGTTCCTTTTTTTTCTTGTGGATAGCCTGAGCATCTTCAGGAATATTGATCGTTGAGCTTTTAGCCTCGTCCGACAGATGTACTGGGTGAGGGACTACAGAATATACGTCAACTAATGACATATCTTCGAATAGTCCCCATTTATCTGCCACAATCCAAACAGGATTAAGGCCTTTAAGTAGAGAACGAGCCGCGCTGTTATTTACTATATAGCTATGAGTAGTGGTTGCATGTAATGTTTTATGCAGAGAATGCTTGCTCGTTAATTTTTTTAGAGGTTTTTTAAAAAACTTATTGGAGCGGCTTAATAAAATAACATAAGGACGATCGGCAGGGATGCTGATTTGTGCCATAACCTTTTTAAATTCTTCATCCAAAACAACATCATCTTCGAGAATCAGCGCATTATCTATATTCTCGTCAATCATTTTCTTATAGATTTTCTGGTGACTTAACGCACAACCGATTTCCCCAGGAAGAAAAGCATAATTCACTTTCGCAGTGACACTTTTCCTCTCCTCTTCAGACATTAGTCTGCCATCAACGGCTTCGATAAACTCAGCTTCAAGGCCAAGAGCTTGAAGCTGAGCTTCCATTTTCTGCCGTCTTTCTACTGACTTTTTAAGATTTACAATAAAAATTTTCATAAAAAACCTGTGGTTAAAAGCCTCTTTCGAGGCTTATCGTTTTTCTCGTCCAATTACTTTATCTGCCGCGACACGGGACAGGAAGCCAGACCGACTGCCGTATTCTGGATGCGCGGCCACAAACTGATCGATACGGCGGATCAGCAATGAGGGAAGCGTAACATTGATTTTTTCTGCTTTTCCCATCAGGCGAGTTATATCCACGTCAACCAGGGCCCATACCGCACCGGCGTACTCCGGATCAGATAGCCAGTTTTCGACGGTCGTTGCTTCTGGAACGCTCTCGCCATCTTCAACCAGTAATTCGATGTGTGCCTCGATCGCTTCACGTACGCTTTCAATCGCGTCCTGATAATCATCACCGCCAGAGAAGCAGCCAGGAATATCAGGTACGCGAACGCCGAAGGATGAATCGCCTTTATCAATAGCAACAGGGTACAACATGTAAACCTCCAGTAGGGGGGGCTTAGAGCCCCGCCTGTTTTTTGATGCTTTTCAGTGTTGGTAACGGTATGTCTTTCTGTGGATGCTTTACCGTTACCAGCCCCTTTTTCGTTGGGTGTTTGAACTGGTGATGACTGCCTTTAACTCTCACCAGATACCACCCATCGGCTTCTATCATTGCTATTGCATTCCTGCTATCCATCCTCCGGCTCTCTGTGTTGTTTTGATGGGGTTATAATAACCCCTCACTGCGGTGAAGTCAATGATTATCGGAGTTATAGGGGTTATTAATTGCAGATTAGGCAGGAGAGCACTGCTCGCAGTGATTAAGGTTGCACCATTATATGGTTATCAAAATTTAAAAGTGATGATGAGAAATCAGCTAGTTACAGCGTAAACAAAAAGGTGTCTCCATGACTTGTTTTAACACTATTGTTCATAAAATTCAAAATGTTAACAAAAGTCTTGCAAAATACTGCTGCGTCATATGGAATGGTTCGAAGCCGCAGACCTGATCGTTAAGGGTATGGAAGGCGCGATTAACGCGAAAACCGTCACCTATGACTTTGAACGTCTGATGGAAGGCGCTAAACTGCTGAAATGCTCAGAGTTTGGCGACGCGATTATCGCGAACATGTAATCCACTCGCTGGGTTAAATGACAACGGGAGCCTGAGGGTTCCCGTTTTTTATGCACACAAGACGGAAACAACGCTATGACCCATGATATCCCGCTCAAGTATTATGACATCGTCGACGAGTATGCGACTGAAACGGCGAAACCGGTAGAAGAGGCAGAGCGTACGCCGCTGGCACACTATTTCCAGCTGCTGCTCACTCGCTTATACAACAATGAGGAAATCAGTGAAGAGGCGCAGCGGGAGATGGCTGTCCAGGCGGAGATAGACGAAGCGCGCATTGACGATATTGCGAACTTCCTGAATCAGTGGGGCAATGAATAACGCGTCATCGCGCTGAGTCTGCCAGCAGCCTGGCGAGGTCGTGCCGGGTTAGCGACTTTGAAAAGTACCAGCCTTGTACGAGGGCATCGGGGTATCTCTGCGCGATGAACTGAAATTGTGTTTCGCTTTCAACCCCTTCAAAAACCAGGGTTTTGTTCAGTTTAGCGAGCGCGTCGCTGAAGATCACCAGGATATCCTGTTTATAGTGCTCGCTGATGCCGTCCACTAACGACTTATCTACCTTGATTTCGTCATATTTGAGATTTGTGAGCCTGGCAAGATTAGAGTTTTGCACGCCAAAATCGTCTATTGAAATTTTGACGCCTGCCGATTTAAGCTCCTCACAAAACTCTTCAAGGATGGCCGAGGTGGAAACGCCATTCTCGGATAACTCAACTTTGATTAACGATAAAGGAATCGCGTTCTCTGAGCATTCATGACGTAATACCGCCAGGAATTTGCCGTCTTCAATTTCCGTCCGGCCAACGTTCAGTGAAATCATTAACTGATGTTCAGCGGCCAGCGCGGCAATTTCCGCCAGGGATTTCTTTATCATGTTCTGATAATAAACGTTATACAGGCCAATTTTTTTAATTAACGGGATAAACAGCTCAGGAGAAACCTCTTTGTGATTGTTATCCTGCCATCTTGATAACACTTCAACCCCAACGATTTTCTTATCAGCCACCCGAATAACAGGCTGAAAATGAACGCTGATGGTATTCGCTTTTACCGCTTTGACCAGCGTTCGTTCCAGAGAACGTCGGTCTTCATAAAGTCGAAGAGAAAACAGCGTCAGGGATACCCAGATAAAGTATAAAAACAAGCACAGAAGCACCATCACTACGTGGGAGAGCGAAGCCAGTCCGGCATCATGGTGTGTGACGGTAACGCACAAATCCCAGCGTGTACTGCACTCTGTCACAGCCAGCGTAAATAACAGAGACTGTAAGCGGCTGAAGTTTTCTGATGGCGGCGTAACGGTGAAAAAGGTGCGGCCGAAATCTTTAGTGGAAGAACGAAGCGAATAGTTGGCGGTAACGGGGGCAAATTTATCGTAGGCTGAACGGGAGGTGAAAATAATAAGGTGGTTATAAATTGTCGCATTACCGATAAAGAAATCTTTCTGCGAAAACTGCGCCAGACTGAATCCGTTCTGGGTTTTATGCAGCTCAGGGGGAAGGGCGATGGGATTTGCCAGCTTGCCCCAAAACGCGGTGCAGGTGATTTTCCCCTTTTCAATAAACCCCACATCGGCGAAATAGAGACTACGCATCTTTAATTTTCGGTAGACGTTCAGACTGGCGCTATCGCATCCCTGCACGGTGGTATTTTTAAGCGTACTGGCGATATTTTGTGTTAACTCTTCGGAATAGCTTAAGAGCGTGTGGGAGATCTCCCTCTGCCGGTTCTTTTGCTGCTCAACGATAATGGCGTTAACCGCATACAGCGACAGGACGACCATTAGGGTTGAGATGATAGCAACGGCAATGGCCTTCTTCATTTTCCTGCTGTCCCGCCACGTCCTGAGGTGCAGGGATCTTATCACAGGTCATAAAAGCTACAAGTATGAGAGTTGAGCCGGCACGGAATCGGAAGGAAATCCACCCTGCCAGGCTCCTTTCAACTCAGAACCACTCAAACCGTGTTGAGAGCAGTAACAGTAGCGTACTGGCAGAAACAAGATTAAGGCAGATGACGAACTTGCTCGATACGTTCATGTTATCAACGCTTTTTGGTTATTCAGAAGCCACAGAGAATAGCGTTTCACCTCCACAGAAAAAACGCCAGATTTTGGTGGGTTGAGGCAAAAAAAAAGCCCACTAAAAAGTGGGCAAGAAATACTGGAAGCAATGTGAGCAATGTCGTACTGAATACCTGAGTTATTTGCTCAACTATTCAGTAATGAGAAAGATAATCTTTCTCAGTAGAAGATGCAACCCCAGGATGAGTGTGGATCGACATTTTTTACTGCTCATATTTTACTCAAACGAGCCGTGTGATTCTTATCACAAATTTCCTTTCTCAGATCCTGTGCTATCCTTTTCTGTGTCGTTGATTTAATGACAAAAACCATACAGAGAGGAAAGCT